CGTCACAGCCGCCGACTTTTCGCCTAGCCATAACTGCGCCTCGCCGTCTTCCACCATGCGCTCCACGTCCTCAATGTCGTGGGTTACCTGATAAGACAGGGCGCGCTTGATGTGATCCTGCCAATTCAAGGCGTCACCTCATCAAAGACAAATATCCCGCCATCCAGCGTCACGCGGTAGGGCTTACCGTCCGCAACGTCGATGAACACCAGCGAACTGATCGGGGAATTCGTTTTTACGTTTCGCAAGTCTTCCTGCAAAACTTGTGCGCGGAACTGCGCTTCATTGGTATAATCATACGAGGCGGATGGGTTAACAGGCGTCATCGTTTCCCTCCTGACTGGACTTCAAACCGGAAGTTCCCGATACGAAAATCATCGTTCGGCGCGCTGATATACTCAATCTCCATCTGACGCGCTGTGGCCCGCATATCCGCAGGCGATGTCGCGTCATAAGGGCCAAACACTGTATCTGGCGTATTAGGCCAGGCGCGACCGTAAAAGGTCACATCCACTGACCCGCCGTTACGCTCATCTGGAATAAAACGCTTGAGCATGACAACCTTGTCGCCTGTCCCGATCTCCATAGGCCCGGTGCGGACCTTGGACGGCCTATCGTCGCGATAATCTCCAACCTCGTGGTCATAGACGGTGCCGGTAGGGCTGACCATGATCGGGTATTGGAACGCCCCGTTAGACCCTGTACCAGCCGTTCGCGACAGTTTGTGCGTCATCCAGGTGCCTTCAAGATAATTGAAGGCCACGACGGAATCGCACTCAAGCGAACCTTGCGAAGGGTATACCCACCAGACTTCGTTGGAATCTGCGACCAGAACGACAGAAACCTTGGCATTCTGCTGTTGGTTGAAGTCCGAAAATACCGCGTCCTGAATGTCGCAGGGCAACGGCTGGACGAATCCATTGTATTGGAAAAAGCCGTTTCGACCCATCCAATAGGCCGCAGTTTGAGTCACGGCGACGCATTGACGACTGATAACCCCGCAGCCCGAACCAACCCGGTCGAACACATAGACGAACGGAGGACCAACGTAAGTCGCCCTGAACGCGCCTTCGTCAGTCAGGATCAGATTTGCGCCCTGAACCCGCTTGCCGCACATCAACTCGCCCTGTGTTTGGACAAGCTGATCGCGGGCTTGGTTCGTCGCGGTAGGCGTCCAATCCGTGTTGTTCTGAAGGCCCGACCATTTTGCCAGACGCGGGTTTCCACCCGCCGCAAAGGCCATAAGGATGCCTTCAGCGGTTGTCAGAAGCGCGCTTGCTGTCGGGGCATTGGCAACAGGTAATGAAGCCGGGTCACCAGGAACCCACTCATAAATCGTGCCTTCGGAGTCCATGACCCCTACAAGGTTCTCGCCAAACGTATCTAGCGACCAGACCGACGCAGGCAGGACGTTGGTCGAATCAGCCGTTGGCGCACCGTAAATGCCGATCCCATAGACACCCGATCCGTACCCGCCACCTGACACGCTATTGACGCGACCCGGCAAGAACCCCGCAGGCGTTATGTCATCGACAACACCGCTCCGCGTTATGGCGTAAAGATTGCTGTGCGTTCCGACGCCGATCCAACTTTGGTTCTCGTTGTCAGACCAAGTGATGACAGCCCGTGCAACTCCGGTCAGAAGTTCATCCGCGCGCGTTCTCCAGCCGCCAATAGGCTTGAGCGCGCCTGCCTCCCAGCGCACCAGATCAGACGTGCGGTAATAGCCCTTGCTCTGGTATTTCGTGCCAGCAGCACGAAGGCCAGGCGGCGGCGTAATGTCGATATAAGCCATGCCTTATGCCTTCAAAGCCTCTGTATAAAGACTTCAACGTTTGCACTTCCGATGAAGCTTCCAGAACTATACACCGAAACAGACCACGTTGCAGTCGTGTCGGTGCCTGACGGGAGAGATGCAGACCAGCGCATCGTCACCCCGTCGGCAAGCGCTTTGGTCACGGCTGCGTCACCCGACACATACGACCACACATAGGTCAGGGAGCCTGTGACGTTGGTTACGACCGTGACGATGTTCGTCAGTACGGTTGGCGTAGAACCAACCCCCGAAGCGGTTGGGGGTGATACGCTAACACTGGATGACTGCAACGACGCCATGACGCCTACAACGCCGGTCATGCGACGCCTACCCCTGCGACTGTCCAGATGTTGGATGCTTCATGGACTAGGGCGCATTTGCCATACGATGCCAACGACCGATTAGCGTCCGCCGACGCGCCATCCAGCCGAAGCTGGACACCTGATCCTCTGGCAATTGACAACACACCGGTCGAGAAGGAACGCAACACGATAACCGTCCCAACGGGAAAGCCGACCGAGCCAACGGGCGGAATCGTCCAAGTGCGATTAGTCGATCCAGTCAGGCGGATCATCTTTCCTGCATCGCTCAAAGAGAATGTGCGATCTTCGTCAATCGATACGACAGGCAGACCCCTGAACCCGACAGAGAAAACAGACCCCGGCCCAAGATCCGCCAAGACCTGATCGCCGGTCATTGTCCCGCCCGCCTTGGGAAGCGCCGCGTTCGCCTTTGCTTCGTTGGCATTGGCAAGCGTCGCCAGGGCGTTGATGTCAACGTAAGTCTCGCCGCCGCGCTCGTTGAGGATTCCACCCCAGGTGTCGGCAGAAGCGCCAACGGTGGGGAATACGTTTTCAATCGTAGGCGTAACAGGCATCAGAAACCCCCTGTGCGAATATCAAAGCCACGTCGGCTCGCCAAAAGCGATGCCTCATCCGCGCGGACATGAGTGTTTGTCTGGACGCGTGGTGTGTGGGCGTTTGCGGCCTCGATTGCGGAATAGAAGGGCGTGGCCCAATCCCAATCGCCGTCAATCAGCCAGGCCTTGCCCCACTTGAGCGCGCCGCACAGATAAATGTCGGGGTGGTTCTTCAGCAGCCAGTTACAGGCGCACGTTTTGGAGAGCGGCTCAAACGGATCGACAAAGACCATTTCTCCCGTCGTCGGACCGGCGGGATAGAAATAGATACGATCGTTCTGGATCGTGTAGAAACGAGCTATGCCGTCGTTAGGCGACGACAGGGCCGAAAACTGTTCGGGCGACACATAGTCCAGATCGCGCGTGTTGCCCTCCACGACGCGCACGGCTTTGATTTGACCCGCGCCGCAGGGAATGGATGACTGACCATTGGCAAGCGTGAATTGGCGCGTTGCGTTGGTCTGGCGCGTCCGCAGCAAGCGCCGAGCTTCTGACTCTGCCAGAGCGATAAACGACGGGATGCGCTCGACCACATCGGTGCGATCCCAAAGGAACGACTTAATCTCAGCTTGTAGCTGGGTGTAATTTTCAAACGGCATCGTCGCGCACCTTCGGCGGGCGTCCACGACGCGGCTTGATGACTGTGGTCTCTTCGGTCGCTACGGGTTCGAATTGAGGTTTCACAGACCCGCCAAACGAATGATCCCCATCGGGGTCAAACTTAGTCGGATCAGGAACCTTGAACGGCGAAGGGCGGTCCATCCAGCCGTGCGGAATCTCTTCGCCTTCCGCAAAGAGACGCATTTCTTCATCCCGAAACATCCACATGGGGTGAGAAGCGATCATTGAATCCGCACCTTATTTTGGACGATCCGCCGAATATGCGTTTTTGAAACGCCAAACTCACGCCCCAGAGACCTATAAAATTCTACGCCGACAGCATATCTGCGGCGTATCTCCTTGACCTGATCGTTGGTTAGGATCGTTTTCCCGTTTTCCTCATTTCGCAGAGGTTTGGGAGCTCGTCCTTTAGAGATTTTATCATCAACATTGTCTTGGTTTGTTCCCAAAAACAAATGATCAGCGTTCACGCATGACCTGATGTCGCATTTGTGCAAAACATGCAGCCCCTTTGGTATGGGGCCCTTAAACGCGATCCAAGACTGACGATGAGCTGACTTTGTCACACCGTTTACGCTAAAACAGCCATAGCCCTTTGTGTTCAAAGCATCTGACCACAGCCAGCACCCCCCATTTGGGTCCATCTCAACTTTAGAGAAGAATCGTTCTTGAAGGGTCATTTCTTCCTCTTAAAGTGAAGGGGGCTTTCGCCCCCGACACCCTAGCATATTAAGTCAGGCGAGTAAGCCCAAGCCTTGCCAGCTCTGCGACGATTTGCGCAGTGGTGGCGCCGGTTGCCAAAACATTTTGGGCAACAGGAACGGCCCCGAAAAATGAGATCTTGTCATCGGGCGCTTGCCCGAGGCTCGATCCGTCAGGGCCTTTGTCAGACAGTTGGTGGATAGACATCTTCATTCACTCCTTAGACTTGGGGACGCGACAGAGCCTTGACGGCCCAGTCTTCATACAGAACGGCGTAACCCGGAAGAATATCCAGACGAGTGACCCATTCGTCGTTGATGATGTCCCAATCGCGCACAAGGCGCATCGACACACCGTCCATCGTCTCACGGGCCTTCCAGTCAACACCGTTCGGCATTTCCAGATCAACCGTAACCAGGGTGAAGGCGTCTTTCTGGAAGAACAGGCCTTGGTCGTAGTTGTTGGAGGCAGTCGAGAGGATGTTGATCGGAGCGTTATCAGCCGGTGCGGCGGTGACGTTCTGCTTAGCGCCCGAAGTGACAATCGCCGGAGCGATGGTCAGTTGAGTGGCGTTCGTTGCATTGGTCGCCAGCACGGTGAACTGACGCAGCTTGCCGTTAGAGGCCTTGGTCTCGGGGTTGACCTCAAACACGCCCGCC